TCAGCAACAACGTTTTTCAAGTCACCATCACCATCGTACATACTTTTGAATACATCGTAATTGAATGCAGGATAACCTGTATTTGCCATTACACTTTTTACAGCATCCATACTGATTTCTGATGATGAATCTTTTTCATCTGCATCACCTTTCATGTTCATAAGAACATTAATTAATGCGGATTCTAAGTCTTTGTTTTTGAATTCAAAAAACCTCACAGGATTACTTCCCTGCTAGTTTGCTGTACAGTCTGTTTGAAGTTTCGAATACTTCTCTTGATTCTCTTTGTTCTCTGCCTTCTGGCTCTGTGCCACCTGCTTCTGCGTCAGAGGCTCCAAACTCATCTGTCTCTGCATCTGCTTCTGAGTCCAGTGAGTCTAGATCTGTATCCATGTCCATCGTGTCATCGGCGCCCATAGGTTCTGATGCCATTTCTTCTCCGGTCAATATTCTTACACCGTTGTCTAGCTCTTGTCTAGTTGTCGTTAAAGTGGCTTCCGCCTGTTCAATCGCTGGTTGGATTTTTTGTAGAAATGCGTCTGATTTATCAGCACCCATCTCGTCTCTGATTCTGTCTGCAAGTTCTAACATGCCTTCTGTTTTCATTGATGCTAGATCTTCTAGGAACGATGTTACTTTGTCCATCATGTCCTTTGCCGCTAAAATTAATTCTGATTGTTCTTCAACACCTTCTTTCATACCTAGTTTGTCCATTGCTCTATTGGCAACTGCTGTACCGGCCGCGGCACCTGCCGACTTCGCCGCTACTCTTCCTAGTGCCATTAATGGTGCTACTTCATTTGTCTTACTGTCTATAAGTTTTGAAGCCGCTTCTCTTTCATCTGGACTTAATGCTTGTCCTTTTTTAAGTTTGTCTTTGATTGGTGCTGTTGCTTTGTCTAAAACTGGATTGTTTGTGCCACCCATCGCCTCAAGTTTCCTTTCAGAAATGGCTTGGTTAATGATGTCCAACATCATTTGATTCTTTTGATATGAATCATCTTTTAATTCTTGTCCAAAGTGTGTGTTCTGTGTAATCTCGTGGATCTTTGTTCTCACGTGATTTGCTGTGTCTTCTAACTCTTCTTTAGTGAACTTTGAAAGATCCATTGTTTGATTGAATCTTGATTCAAATTCTGCCAATAAACTCTCAGTTGTAAGTGGTTTTGTAAGTTCTATGCTTTGCATAGTGTTATTTATATTCTACGCTCCGAACGTAGAACTAAAGATATCTTGTATTTTGCCTTTGCACTCGTCCGCTAGGTGGTTTGCGGCATCTAGCCTATCCCAATAAACATCCTCTATCTGGTCATTCTTGCTTTTCTGTGCTTCTTTGATCATGCGTTTGGCGTTCTGTATGTCAAACAGTTGTGAGGCAAATTTAGTGTCTAGTTCTATGAGGTTAGAGGGCACATTCTTTTCATCGGCTAGGTGGTGTGCCACTAGTATTGCAGTCTGTTTAAGATTTATATCGTCGTATATAATTGTGGCTTCCATCATGTCTGCTATCACATACACATATCTAGTGCCGGACCACTTCTTTGGTACGATCGCTATGTTGCCTATCAGGATTCCTTTGGAGAACTGTTTGGGTAGATGTCGGAATGGCCTGCGAGCCTGCTCTTTGTGTGCCAGGTCCGCAAGTTTGCCTTTGAGACCATAGGCTTCTATCTGCTTTACCAGTTCTGATTTATTTTTTCTTTTCACTCCGGATCATCCTTATCTTTCTATTTAAAGCATATTGGACGTCGGTGTCAAGTTTCTTCCTTACAAATATGGCTTTATCTGCCAACTTCTTTGCCCTGTCTTGATCTTCTGCTGGTAGCGAACTGCCACGGAAGGATTCTTTGTAGTGTGATTCGATGAATTGCATATCATCATCGGTCACATAAACTTTAACTTTAGGTGCTATTTGTATGAACATTTATTGGTAATATATTAACCGGGCATCTTCATCAAGATAACCACCACTGTTGATAACAGTCCTGCCACTACTGTGCCGGCTGTTGCTATGATAGTTTTTGATGAACTTTTTTGTCCAGCGATCATGTCTTCATTCATTTTGCCTAGTCGCAATTCAATCGCTGAAAGCCTGTCATGTAGGCCTTTGTATCTCTCTGAGCACAGGTCAACGTGTGCTTCTAAATTCTGTTTTTCTAAATCTGTTGTACTCATTAATCTTATATACTCTTTTAGTTCCTTTTTGATCTCTCTGATCTCTTGACTTATAGCCTGAAACTGTGCCTGAAACATTGCCTTAATGAGCCTTTAAAAGTTTTTATTTTGTGCCTAAATGTATTGTTATTTATCTGTGGGTCCAGCGTACGAAAAGTACGTGTTTATAGTCTGCAAATTCAGTGTGTCAAACGTGCTGTTTGGAAACGTCACTGTCTCTTTGCAGAAACTCACCACAGGAACCTGATGGAAATCCTGTCCCAACAACGATGTTGGTTCTCCTATATCACCGTACACCCCAGACTGCTCAACAAAGAACTGGAAGTTCCATATGTTCTGTTTGCCCTTATAGAAATCTCCAAAGCAATGATTTGCCAGGTTTGGCACTTCCATCTTCATGGGAGGCGTCTCCCAGGTTATGTTACCCCTCAACTGGAGCAGTTGTACCACTGTGTTGAAGTTTGAATTCTGATTACGTGCAACGGCCAGGCTGTTTTTGTCATGTATCAGATCTCCTGACAGTGTCTTAAATGGAAACTGTTTTTTGAGATTACCATTGTCGGTAATATCTACCAGTGTGTGTATGTGATACTCGTACATAGGAATATTTAAGTCGTAAAAAAAGGGTGAGCAAATTAATGCCCACCCTTTTAATCTTAGTTAAAACTAACTTACCTTATTACGGATGTGCTATAAAGTCTGCTAGGATTGACATAGTTACACCAGTTGAACCTGTACCAAAGTTTGATCCGGCTGTTGCCGCACCTGTTCCTTGGATTGCAACTTGAACGTCATCAGTAGTTCCACTTGTGAAAATACCTGACTCTGTTAATGGAGCCACCGCCGCGATTGTGTGTGCGTCGTTTGTTCCAGCAACGTCACCTGCCATTAAGTATTCTAATGCAGTGTTTAGTTCAGTTTCTGTCATGTTTGATTTCGCTAGGTTTAAAACTCTAGTTCTAATACCTAAACCATTTGAAGTTCCGGCTTTACCACCGTTACCTTGTGCTATTCCCGCCATTTTTAATCCTCCTTATTATCTGATTTAAATGACTTTGATTCCGCTCAGGAATCAAGTTGCAAGTATTTATAAATTAATTTGGTAAATTATGCTATAATATTACGATTTTGTCCATACTTCGTCACTTTTAGTGCGTTTACGGAATGTATAGCCTAGTTCTTTTAATATAGACTCACATTTAGACACAATATCTGACCTTTTGTCTCTTTTCATTTCTATATTGATCACAGGATCATTATGGGTAAGTGTTTTCCTAGCACCATTCAACAGTGGCACTTCAAATCCGTCCACATCTATTTTCACAAAGTCTATGTTGCCTATATGAAAACTGTCAAGTGTTCTGCATTTGATATCACCATCTATGTTTTTGAGAACTGTTGAATTAAAATCTTGTTGTGCAGAATGTTCTTTGTCTGAAAGACCATAGGGAAATAAGGTCACGTTGGTCTTCTGTATATTCCTTTCAAAGCATTCTCTGAAATTGGGGTTGGGTTCAAAGCAGATCACTTGTTCGAATTGCTTTGCTAGTGGCCTTGTCCACTGTCCTATGTTGCTACCTATGTCGAGACAGGTACGCCAACTTTCAACGTATTGAAGTGCGGCATTTCTTTGAAGTTCTTGTCCGCCGCCTGCATCTTCTAGATGGGTAGGTGCTGTGTGCTGTCCATACAACACCCAGAAACTGTTCTTATTCATCCTGTGGACTCAACTGCTTGAATCTTCTTTGTAGGTCTGTGTTAGGTAATGTTGCAGACAACATCCTGTTAAGTGCCTTTATGGTGTTTTGTTTCTGTCTTACATTTAAATTTCTATAGTTGGCCACTGCTCTTCTAACATTACGATAGTTTGCATCGTTGATGTTAAGTGCCCTCTCCAGTTGTGTTAGATTACTGTAATGGTTCTCCCAAGTTCTCATGTACCTCCTTAGGGCCATTACTGGGACAGGTTGTCTCTGCCTCAAGGCCTGTGCCTGATTCTTGTTCTTGAGTTTCTTTGTGATCTCCGGATCACCTGACACTATGGCCAGCATGTTGGCCAGGTCGTTGTTGATCATCCTCACCTGATCGAACGTGCCTTTTGCCATTGTTTGATCTGTGTACATTTTGGTAAAATTCTTTGTGTCTTTCAATTGGCTCATTAAGGCCAGTGCTAGGAAACTGAGATATATCCTCTCTGTGACCTCTGGGAAAGTGAATCTCTGCAAGTCACTATGCCTTCTAATGACTTTGCCCTCAGATACATACTTTAAAAATGGAGTTAACATACACATATTTATAGAGCATATGCAAAGAAATTTTATTCTTACTGATGTGATGAAGACCGGCTACCATATTGAACTGGAGCAGTTTATCAATATGAACACTTTAACAGACCAACAGTTTGATATGACCGGGGAGTATTACAGTCTACACAATTATGATCTAGACTCTTATGATCGTAGGTTTGCCATAATAGACTGTAGACTAGATAACGACAGGTTGAAAGATAACACCGAGTTCCACGCAGAATTAAAAAGGCGTTGCGAATTATTGCACAGCCAAGGATTTGTTTTCATTAAATCAAACCCATGGGAATCACTTGAAAATATTAATAACACTCCACAATACCCTGAGATAGAAATAGATCATATAAAGTGGACAGGCGGAGTAAGTTGGTTCTGGTATTACATGTACAACAAACACCAGGATAAGACTTTCAACTTCGATCATTCAAACAAAATATATGATTTCTTATATCTCAACAAGATGCCAAGGGCACACAGGAATAAACTTTACAATAAATTATTGGACAAAGGCATACTTGAAAACAGTCTACATACCAAATGGCCCGACAGGAAACTTCCCACAGAGTATGAACTGCCGTGGGCACAGGACTATCCATTCCGCGGCCGGGATCAAGACATATACGAGAAGCCATACAACGACACTGCCTGTAGTATTGTTTCAGAGACCAACGACAACGACTTCGAAGTGTTCATGACAGAGAAAATATGGAAGCCTATCATAGCAAAACAGATATTCATAGTGCATGGCAACTATCTATACCTGCAGAAGTTGAGAGAAATGGGTTTCAAAACATACAACAATTACTTCGAGGAAGTGTATGACTTGGATAGAGATCCTGATATTAGGATTGATACTATTGTTAATGTATGTGATAGATTGCGTGATGCTCTGTGGCAAGACATATATCTACAAAGTCAAGCACTACGTCAATATAATTTTGATAACTTTTTTAATCGAGAGAAGTTAGGTGAGCAAGTTAATAAAACTTTGAATTTATTTCTTGAATTTGCTGACAGCAGTCAAGTTTCTTCTTGAGAATC